CACCGTTCATCTCTTGGTAAAGCCGAACGAAAAAGAGCAGGCACCGACATGAGCGCGAAAAGAGCCACGAAAAACACGCAGAAGCAACCCGCTCATGGCGGTTGCTCTGCCTCGCCTTGTTCGGCATTGCCGGACGAGCTGGATGCCCTGGTTATCCACATGCGCGACGTCGCCGCGAAGATGGACTACTACGGCGGATTCAACGTCGAAATCAGGCAGCACGCAAAGGAACTCGACGGAGCCGCCAACATCGCCCGTGGATGGGCAAAAGGGATGCGGGCCGGAAAGATCAATCTGACTGGATCGGGCCACCTTTACCGGTGCTCGGACTGTCGCCGGACCTACTGGCGAGAATCCGCAAAAGCGTGGATCAAAAGCTACTGCCTCGGGACCGGGAAAGCGGCGCGTCTGGTCCGTATGCCGAACATTCCCCCTTGCATTGTTCCACCCCCCTATTATCATAGGGGCCTATGAACAGCAGCAAGCAAGTCATCAAGCGTCATCTACAGGTCAAGACTGAAGTCCTCGTGAAGGATTTCATGTTGAATCAAGACAGGGTCCTCAACGGGGAGAAGGTCTTGGACTACACTTATCTGGACACCAATGAGGGCGTGTCCATCATTGCAGACATCGAGGTCGATGAGCACTACGGCAAGAAGGAGTGCATGTGCGACAAGGCAAATGCCATCGAGCCCATCGACACTTACATCCCCCACGCAACGGAGCGTGTGGTTGCAGGGAGAGAATCCCCTCCCCCAACCGCTGCCCAGTTTGCAGCCCGACTGGAGAAGGCTATCTTTGGCGGGTGTGAAGATCGCCCCGACGATCCAGACTATGATGTCCAGGATCTGGACCACACGCCTCCTCCCGAACCAGAACCGACTTTGGCAGTTGGCTCCAGTGCCCTGGTTCGGCCCGAGTTTGTAGCGCAAATGGAGGCCGAGCTACAAGCAAATCAGCACAAAGGCGACTGGCGCAGATGGTATCCAACACCGCTGCAAGTGCTCGCTGAAATCCAACACCACCAAGGCAAGCTGATGCTCGCTCTGTCCGCTGGCGACTGCGAGAGGGTTAAGGAATACGCCGCCGATCTCGCCAACTTCGCGATGAAGGTGGACGAGCAATTTGGTGGGCCGAACAGATGCTCTCCAGTCGTGGACAAAACCGCCGACGGCTTGAAGCTATGACAAAGCGCTCGTTCAAATATTCTACAGACAACTGGAATAGGTGCGGACTCAATATCCAGAAATCCTGGACCGGGGTCAACAGGTGTGACGTGATGGTGTTTGGACTCTGCTTCTATGGACGGGTGCCAAAATGGCTTGGTGTTGAAAGAATATTTTGGACAGCAGGGATCTGGAAATCGTTTCTACCAATACCGCTATGACCGAAAGAGATAAATTGATCCTTGGACTCAGGAATGGGGGCGCTTCATGGAAAGAATGCGCCTCCACCCTTGGTGTTTCCGAGGGGAGGGCTCTGGAAATCTGGAGGATCGCCGTCCTCAACGAGATCAAGAGCAAACGATGGACCGCCGGGCTCAGCGAGCGAACCATTTATGCCCTCGGCCAGAACAGCATCAACTCCCTCGAAGAGGTGAAGGCCTATCTCGCCGAGCACCCAACATCAATGATGGTGGGCATTGGCAAAAAGGGGTATGAGGCACTCCGTGCTTGGGCTGAAAAACAATGACGGATCTGCCCTACTACTACGAAAAGCTGAGACAGAAGTCCCCAAGGGCTTCAGACATTGCCGTGGAGAGGGCTATCCTGAAGGGATGGAAAAGAGAGTGGGAGGAAAACCCGGAGTCATGCCCATTTTGGCATGAGGAGGAGATTGAATGCGAGGGTGAGGAGCCTGTAAAGGTCTGGGGGTTCGTTCAGCACGCCCTCCGCTACCAGCGGCTTATCATGCCGAACGTGGAAATCAATTCCTGGATCATCCGCATGTGGAAAGCGGTCCAGGCCACTGTCTTCCAGCACAAAAGGAAGATCGCAAACTTCATCGGGTCAAAGAATTCCGGGAAGACCAACTTCTTTGCGATCTTTGTCCACGTTATGGTGTCCATTAACCCGTCCTACACTAGGGCGTTCATCAGTGGACCCTACAAATCAGCGGCTGACTCCACCATTTGGGGGAGAATTGGCACCAGGATGACCAACATGAAGGCCGCAAGGCCTGGACTGTGGGAAAGCGTCATCGATCTGAGGTCCAAGCAGCGATACGTTTATGATGAAAAGTCCGACGAGGCTGGCTACATCGAACTGATCACCCTCGACAAGGTCGGCAAGCTTCAGGGCACGAAGTCCTTGGACCAGGATATAGGCTGGCTGATCCTGATCTGCGACGAAATTGCAGAATTCCCATCATCAGCCCTGCTGGATGCCCTCGACAACATCACCGGGAACAGAAACCTGATCTGCCTCACTGGCTGTAACTTCAAAAACATCGAAGGGCTCGAAGGGGACCTCTGCCGACCAGAGGGCAGGGAATATGCAGACCTTGATATTGACCTCGATCAAGACTGGGCCTCCAATTACAAGTCATGGACGTGGAGATTCGATGGCCACCTGTCCCCCAACGTCAAGGCCGGGAAGCTGGTGTCGAAGCATCTTCTGACCGAAGACGTGAGACAGGACATGGAAGACATCCATGGGCTCCGTGGACCGAAGTATTTGGAGCAGGTGAGGTCATTCCCCAACTCCTCAATGTCGGACTACTTCGTCATGACGAAGGACAAGCTGCGAGCGTCTGGCGGCTACGATGAATTCACCTGGGACATGGGTGCTCGCGAAGTGGTTGCGTTCTGTGACCCTGGGTTTGGTGGAGATCCCTGCCGAATCGGAGCATGTGAATTTGGCCCGGCAAGGATCGCCTCTATCGACGGGGAGTGGCACACGGTCCCGGTCTTCACCCCACTGTTTTCGTTCGAGAACATCAAGATCGACACGTTGGCAAGGATGGATGACGAATGGGCAAGGAAGCTCAGGGAGATAGGCACTGAAGAGTTCCTTATCAAGGCCGACGCTGCAATCACACCAGAGCAGCAAATCGTCATTGGGTGCAGCGAGTTCCTGAAGCGGCACAACATCCCAGTGTCACGGTTCGGTTATGACGGTTCCATGCGTGCAGGCATTGTTCACGAAATGGTTGCCCTCATGGGAAGCAGGATCGTCTCCCTGGACTTCGGCGGTGAGGCCACTGAGCGCACCGTATCGGGCGGCAACAGGCCCTGCCGTGAGGTTTACTACAACTTCGTGTCAGAGATGTATTTCGAGCTCGCCGCCGCCATGCAGGCCGGGCAATTCCGGGGAGGTGATCTCATTCCGGCAGCGATCCAGCAGTTAGTGCGCAGGCCATGGACAGAGAAGGGCACCAGGAAGCAGATCCAGCCAAAGAAGGACTACAAAGCAGCCAACCAAGGCAACTCTCCGAACGATGCCGATGTCCTTGTTGGGTGCTTTGAGCTTGCCAGAAGGCTAGGCTTCAGATCAAATATTGAAAGGAAGGCAAACTCTGTTACTCTAAACACCAATGATCTGATCGCAAAGATCAGGGCGCTTCCCCTCTTCAACAGAAAGCATCAGACAAAACTTCATCCACGTCCACTATGACAAATTGCGCAATCAAGCAGCACCAGAATCGCGGAATCCCCGGAGGCTGGGGAGTCACCTATGTCGATCTTGGCCAACAGTGGTCCGTTCAAGGGGTCACTCCTGCCAGGGTAGTTTCTCAATTGGCGGCAATCCGCCGTGACATCGGGACGGCGAAGAAGGGCTCTCAAGAGGAGGCCGAAACCTGCTGGAGAATCTGCAATGAACAGTGGGTCCTGAAGGCCCCAGACAGAGTCGTCAGGGGTTGGGACTCCCCTGAACCAACGAATACCAGAAGAGCCGTCCAGAACTCCCAAGGGAGTCGCGACCACTGGGAGCACGGTCCTGAGAAGTGGGGGCCCATCGCGTGGTTCTGGCTCCACTCATTCGGCATCAGGTTCTCCAAGGAGGACTGGCTCGCCGCCATTCAGCGCGTTGGGATTCTTCTCGATCCAGTCGCAAGCCCACTGAACGGCTGCCAGCGTTGTTTTGACGAATGGAAGAAAATCTTGATGATTCGCCCCCCGGAGGGTGTTAATAGTGAGAGGGACGCTGCCGTATGGTCGTGGAATGCTCACAATCATGTGAACAAGAAGCTTGGCAAAAAGCAGGTGTCCTGGACTATTGCGGCTAAAACCTACGGATGGAAGATCGAACTATGAAATCCATGTTCACAAATGAGGAAATGCTCGCCGAAGCTGAGCAGCTTGTTAAGGATGACGCCCTTGACGCAGAGGACCGCGCCACAATCATGGGGTTCTACAATGGCCAGGAGAGTATGTCGGCTGCCCAGGCCGAGGAGGCTGGCGACACCAGCATCGTCAACCACCTGCTTGGCTTTGACTCCCTGAACACCGCGAAGACCCAGGTCGAATCGATCTTCACCAAAGGAAAGACGATCTTCGAGATCACCCTCCGGGACATGCCGAAGGACAAAAAGCACCTTCGGTCGAAGTGGGAAACCACCATCACCGAAAGGCTCAACAGCATCATCAAGGACAGCCGCCGTCTTCGCCCAGAGTGGAAATCAGTGGCTGGCGAAATCACTCTGTTTGGCAACGGAACCCTGATGTTCCGCGACCAGTATGACTGGTGTCCAACCATGGCCAGACCCTACGTTCCTCGCGGCACAGGCATTCTGGCGAGAGACATCCCCTACAGCGTCGTCGCCGACTACATGACCATTCAGGATCTCCGGGACGCCCTGAAGTGCGCGCAAGGCAGAAAGAGCGCTGGATTTACCTCCCCTTGGAATGAGGGGGCGATCAAGACAACCATCGCCTGCATGGAAGGCACCCTGAAGGCCAAGAATTCAGCCACAGCGATCACCGGGTTCCAAATGGAGTCCGTGGACGAGCTCGCTGAGCAGGCATCAGCCAACGCCATTGGCTCCGCTGGAAGCAGGATGCGAATCCCGGTCTTCTACTTCTTCTGGAGCAAGGGCTCCGAGGGTCCGGTTGACATGGCAATTCTCCCACGGCTGACCATCTCCCAAAAGGAGGACGTTGCCAAGAGCGTCATGCCATACCCAACCTACCTGTTCAAGCAGGAGGCGTTCTATGAAAAGCCTGAGCACTTCATCCACCCATTTTTCGTGGATTGTAAGATGGGCGGCAAGACATCGTGGCACCGGGTCCTTGGCCTTGGCCGAATGAACTATGATCCAGACGTTGAGACGGAATCATTCTTCAACGAGGCCATGGAAGGCGCGCGCGAGAACATCCGCCGCCTCTACCAGACCGAGAGCACCGCAGATTGGGACATGCTCAAAATGTGGGATGCCGGTGGCGGGCCAAAGAATGTCCTCCCTCCTGGAGTAAAGGTTGCCGACGTGAGTCGCCAGCCCAACTTCCAACACGCCATGCAGCCAATGGGGATGCTCATGCAGCTAACCAAAAGGAACGCTGCTTCCCAATCGCCAACAGCGGAAGGCAAGGCCACCCAGGAGCTTGAGGTCAACGCCCTCGAACGCCAGAGCAGAAACGCAGAGGTCCTTGGCAACCGCATGAATGACCTCTATGAGGCAGTTGATGCGCTCGGAATTGAGATCTTCCGCAGATTCATCTCTGATGACGCGCTCCCGACGGACAGGGGCTACAAGGAAATCAGTGAGTTTCAGGCAGACATGCGCAGGGCAGGCATCCCGCTGGCCTTCCTTCGCAAGCTAAGCGAATCGGGCAGGTTTGCCCATGTCACCGTCAGGTGCTCGCGAGCCGCTGGGGATGGCAATACAGTCAAGCGCAGGATGGCCAACGCCGCTCTGATGCAGAGATTGAGCCTGTTCCCATCAGCTTCCCAAGCAATCATCCTTCGACGCATCACCGCCGAAGAAATGGACGACTACGACTTTGCTGAAACGGTGGTTCCATACGAACCAATGAGAGACGTTGACCAGGAAACTCAGGCGACCACTGAGAACGAGCAGTGCAACGAGCTCGGTATCATCAACGTCATCCCCCAACTCACCCCGGAGGACATCGACACAACCCATTTGGAGATCCACCTTCGCTCCATGGAGGCGGACGTAGCCAGGGGAAAGGTCAGGCCATGGGATCAGGTCGATCTCGCGTCGTTCATGTGCAAGGGCTCTCACAGCGCCATGCATATCCAGAAGATGAAATCCTCCGAAGAGACGCGGCGGGCGGCTACTCAGTATGAGCAGAAGCTGCAAAAGCTCGCCAAGGCCGGGCAGGAGTTCCAAGCCAACATGCAGAAGGCCCAAGAGGCCCAGAAGCAGCCAATGTCCGAGAAGGATCAAGCCACCATCCAACTGAAGCAGCGCGACCAGCAGTTGAAAGAGCACGCTCAGAAGGCCCTGGAAGACCATCGCGCAGCAGCACTGAAGCTATCGGCAGAAAAAGCAGCCATCACCAATGATGTTGCTGCATCACAGATGGCCATCGCTGAAGACTCCCACGTCAACAATAAGATGGGTCAAGCAATTGACCAGACCATGGACATGCAAAGGATGGCCATGGAGCAAGAGCAGATGGCCCAGCAGGCCGCACAGTCACAAGAACCAGCACCAGCACAGCAATGACCGTTGCACAATTAGTCGTAGATCCTGAGTTCACCAAGCGCTGGCCGTATGTGTGGAGCAGGCTCGAACCTTATTTTCTGGCCCGCCAGAGAAAATATGCCATGGACCACCCTGGCGAACACGAAGAAATCGGACAATTCGTTGAATTCACAGCAGAGGTCATGAAAGACCTTGAATCGATCAGCGGAATGGCCGAGGCAGAGTCCCACAAAACACCACCACGCAAAAAACTGCACCGAACACTATGAGCAAACCAGCAACCGCAGAACCGCCAGCAAGAAACGCGCCGCCGGAAAGAACGGACGACATCCTTGGATTCGTCCCAACCAACGCTGATGATCCAGCGCCACCGATTGAGCCTGATCCAGAGGTAATCGATCCACCGATTGTTCCTCCGGCTAAGGTCCCAGAACCAGCCCCAGGCGATGACGAATTTGACATCAATGCCAAAGTTACCATTGGCAGGGAAGAGCCGCCAAAACCGGGGCCAGGAAGACCAAAGACCAGCGCTATCCGCGAGCAACTCGAAGCCGTTGCGGCGGAGAAGAAGACCCTTGAGGCAAGGCTTGCTGCCGTAGAGGCAGAAAAGGCTGAAGCTGCGCGTCTTCGTGAGCAGCATGAGGCCGACGCAAAGACTCTCCGTGAGCAGTTGGCGGCAATTCAGGCCGAATCGAGCGGGGTAACGATGGACATGCGGTCCCCAGAGGTCCGCGCAATCGCAGACCCGTGGAACAACAAGGCGAAAGACTTCGCTGACATCATCGGCGACCTCGGCGGAGAGAAGGAAAAGGTTACACCGGCTCTCATGGATGCCGCCAAGGCCATGGCGCGGCTCGATACCAGCACTCCAGAGGGGCAAGAGAGCCTTGCTGAGGTCCGCGAGAGCCTGTCGGCTATCGTTGGCCGGGAAAACATGCGCGATGCCATGATTTTGGCCCGCGAAGGAGCCCAAAGCATCGGCCAAATCAATGCGCTGATTGAGGAATCGAAGAGGAATGCCCCTCAGATCCTCTCCAGAAGGCACGAAGCGGTCTATAAGCAGGCAAGAAAGGGCTACGAGGAGATCGAGAGAAACATGTTCAACCCCTCCCAGGAGCTCATTGAGGCAGATCCGTTCAATGCCTCCGTGATCCTTGGCTCAATGGTCAAGGGGAGCCCTGAAGTGGCCACTGCCGCCGAGAGGGTCAAGGAATTTGCCAGATTCGTCCTGCTTCCGCCGCCACCGCTGACCGATGCTACCATTGACCCGGAAGAACTTGGGGCAAAGACGGCTGAAGTCAGAGAGCGTCACACTAAAGCGTTCAAAAATGTGCAGGCGGTCCTCGCTGAAGCACTGTTGGCCCGCCAACTCCTGCCCGGACTGTGGAAGCGCCTTGAAAACGCTGAAAAGGTCATGAAGACCGAGCGCCGAATCGTTGCCCCGAAGATGAACGGCGAGGGTGAGCGGCACCATG